GCCAAAACTCAAAGAAGCTGGTGCGAATGATTTGACTAGACTTGTCATTGACTTCTTAACTTACAACGGTTCACAAGCAGAAAGGATTAGTTCACAAGGCCAATACCGAGATGGTAAAAAACAAGTAACTGATTGCATAGGTAGGACCAGGACAATAGGGTCTGGAATCTGGACGCCAGGAACCTCAACTAAAGGAACTGCCGATATTAGTGCCACCATCAAAGGTCGAAGCGTTAAGATTGAGATTAAATGGGGTGCAGACCGACAAAGCGATGCACAAAAAGAATATCAACTATCAATAGAAAAAGCATTAGGCATTTATATTATCGTTAAAACTTTTGATGATTTTATATTGTGGTTCGATAAATTTAATTAACTTTACAAAACCGCTTAAACACAGCGGTTTTTTTACCTATTAACTTGTAAAATTCTTTACACTATGACAAAATACGAGGCTACTCAAAAGATTAAGAGGCTATTAATATTCAAAACAAAAGAAGAAATAGCAAAAGAATTAGGCATCTCAAGGCCAACCCTTGACGCTAGATTGTCGTTTCATACTTGGAAAATTTCGGAACTAACTTTAATTAAAACATTATGAAACTGCCCGAAGCCTTCCAGCGTTTACGTTTCACTCTAACGAAACAAAACAAACCGAACCAAACGGATATAGATGCTTTTAATGAAATAGGCAAATACTTTGCTTTGCATCAAAAAGACATCATACAAGATAATCTTTTATTCGCTAAATTATATGCTTTTACTTTATCGGAGTTGCTTATTTATTACAGTGACGTAGATTTTGCCAACAAGGAATTGAACAAGGTTTTAAATGAGCCTGTTTGTATTGAGAAGCTGTCTTTGTCACTTCGCACAATGGAACTCAAAAACTACTTTGCACAAAAAAAGATACTAGATCCGTTTCTAAAAACTAAAACGGTTAAGGAACTCGAAGAAATCCACGAAAGATATTTAGACAAACTACCTCAATTGGACCCGATAGAGTTTGCGAAAGTTGGTAATAATTGGAGTGAAGACGCAGTAATTTACAATTTAGAAACGAGTATTAATTTATCCATCCAAAATTTTAAAAATTCAAGTTAATTTTGTATATTTGCATTAAGCAATCCATCACTTGCGGTAAAAAGTATAGTCATTTTGACTAACCGAGAAACCTCTTAAAGTGTGATGGCTTTAAGGGGTTTTCTCTTTTAAAATCATTTTATTATGAAAAATAGTTATAGATTAGAATTTAATGAAAAACAGCAAAAATTTCATTTAGACAATTATACACATTCAGAAAATAGTTTTGGATGGGTAACTATTATTGAAAATTGTACAGATAAAGAATTTGAAATTTTTGAATCATTTATAAATAAATCAAACAAAAAATCATTTACAAAAGAATATTTATTGAAATCTGTTTTAGAATTAAAACAATTTATCGAAAATCTTATGGAATATAATTTAAATATTTCTTCATATGTTTGAGCCAATTATAATTCAAAACTCAACCGAAAAAGAAACTAAATCATTGGATTTTTACGAACAGTTCAGACGTAGATATTCAGATGAAGTACCACCACCACAGGTTGTTTTATCCGTAAACGGTCAAATGGTATCTACTAGACAAAATATTTTTGGAATAACTGGTAAGGCTAAGGCTGGTAAATCTTTTGCTATGTCATTAATAATTGCAGCAGTTCTTCAAAAAGGAGAGTTTCAGGGAGTAATTTCATCATACTTACCAAAAGGTATGGATAAAGTAATATTGTTCGATACAGAACAATCAACCTATCATATAAGCGTTATTTTAGATAGGATTAAGAAACTTGGAACTACCGAATATCAAATGGAAAATCTTATTACTTATTCATTTGACACTATTAAATCTAAATTAAGACGTGAATATTTTGAGGATATTATAAAACAAACACAAGGTGTAGGATTAGTTTTAATCGATGGTTTAGCTGATTTAGTAGGTAGTATTAATGATGAAGAAAGCTCAGCTAATATGCTTGATGATTTAAGAGCTTTTGCCACATCTTTGAATATTTCAATTGGCTATGTTTTACATCAAAATCCAAGCGATAATTTAAAAATGAGAGGGCATTTAGGAAGTATTGCCACAAATAAATCTGAATCAGTTTTTCAAGTTATCACATCTAAGGAAAATAAATCTGTTAAATTAGTAGAATTTTTAGATACTAGAAATAAACAGCCTGATAATTTCGCCTTTGAAATATTGGAAAATGGACTGCCTGAAATAGTAGAATATGATTTTGGAACTAAAACCAAAGAAAGAAAATTATCAAAGAAAGACACTTTACTTAAAGTATCACTTGAAATACTAAATGAATGCTTTTCTAATGAAAATCAAACAGTTGGTATAAGTTATGGTGAACTTTTATCAAAAGTTAAAAGAGCATATCTTAAAATTAATAATGATACATTAGGCGATAATTATGCTAAAGATTTTATAAAAGAATGTGTTGAAACATCAAAAATAGGATTTGAACCAATTAGTAAGCGTTATTATTTGTGTGAATTTACTTTGTAAATACGGTTTAGTTACTAATAAACCACTACTTTAATTTAAACCAGTTTACAGTTTAAAAAACCCCCTATAAGGGGGGTTTTAAACTAAACTAGTAAACCACTTAAAACATGAAACACTTAATTTCAGCAGATGCCAAACTAAAAATAACGGCAGTAAATAGAGAAACAAAAAAAGAACACGAAACTATCATGACTTATTCAGAATGGGTCAAACTAAAAAAGTCCTTTGATTACGATTGGAAGGCAGTAGCTCTATGAAAACAATATCCCAATTTGCCAAAGTATGCGGAGTTGAAATTCACATCATACGCTCAATAATGAAAAGGGATAGTATCATTCCCCGTAATCATGGAATACAATCACTTGATAAAAACCAGCAGGATATAATAGCCAAAATATTATACTTTGAAGGTAAAATTGAATATCTTACTTTTGAAAGTAAAATGAATGTCAACCAGAATATGTAAATGTTAAATAAATGTTAAAATTTAATATCATAGTTGTATATCAATATACTTATTGTATATTTGTATAAGAGTTAAGGAAGTGATTTACACGGCAAACTTTAAAACTTAGAAATTATGACACGTATTCAAACATTAGAAAACAGATTAGAAAGAATTCAAGACAAAAAAGAATCTTATATCTTAAGTGAAAAAATAGCAGGTAAACTTTATGCAAATCCTAAAGCTTCAAGATATTCAATGACTTGTGTAAAAATAAAAAGAGAATTAAGAACATTACAAAACTAGAAATAATGGCAAAGTCAATCAAAGAATTAGAAAAACAAGCTCAAAGAGAAATGTACGCAAAAGAATTTTCAAAAGTGTACAAAAAAAATAACAACGTAAATGTTAGTACTTTTGTAAAATATGACGGAACACCAAAACATAACTAATATGACATCAACAACCGAAACGCTCAAAGCCCTGATACAACTATCGGGGCTTAGTCGTAAAGAATATGCTAAACGCCATAATCTCGAATATTCTAACCTGAATGGATGGTGCTCAGGGCAAAGAAAAATACCTCATTCCAGATTGAAGGAGCTAGCTTTTGAAGATGGACTAAAAATAAATGTTGAATATTCAATAATTAATTTGTAATTTTGAATATTATGGCATATAGTGTAGAAGAAAAAGAAAATCTATTTAATACTATTTTTAATTTAATTGAAAATGGTAAATCTTTGCGTTTTGCTTTGAAAGAAGTTAGTTTATCTTCAAGTAGGTTTTTTGAATGGTTAGATAAAGACGAAAAAAAACAGAAACAATACGCGCGAGTTGTTGATGAAAGAACTGAATTGAAATTTGAAAGTATTGAACAAGATTATTTAGAAGAACCACAAAGAGACTCCGAAACTGGTAAAATTGATACTGGATGGGTTCAACTTCAAAGATTAAAAATTGATGCAAAAAAATGGGAGCTATCTAAATTAAATGCAAAAAAATACGGAGATAAAATACAAACTGAACATTCTGGTGAGGTGACTACTAATATAATATCATTAGGAAATGGTACTCCTCCAGAAACAAAATAATGCAGTCTATTTTTTAAAAGACAAAACAACCAAAGAAATAATTTATGGAGGTGCTGCCGGAGGAGGTAAATCCGCATTAGGTGTTTTGTGGATTATTGAACAGTGTCAAATGTATCCTGGCACTCGTTGGTTAATGGGTAGGTCAAAGCTGAAAACATTAAAAGAAACAACATTAAACACTTTTTTTGAGCTTACTTCAAATCTTAAAATATCAAACCAATTTAATATTAATAATCAATCTGGTGTTATTTATTGGAATAATGGTAGTGAAATAATATTAAAAGATTTATATCAATATCCTGCCGATCCTAATTTTGATAGTTTAGGGTCGCTTGAAATTACAGGGGCATTTATCGATGAATGCAATCAAATATCGTATAAAGCATGGCAAATTGTAACCTCAAGGATTCGTTTTAAATTAAATGATTATAATTTAACTCCAAAAATATTAGGAACATGCAACCCATCTAAAAACTGGGTTTATTCTAAGTTTTATATTCCGTCAACAAATAAAACTATTTCTAATAATAGAAAATTCATTCAGTCATTACCAACTGATAATCCACATTTACATCCATCTTATTTAGAATCATTATTAGCATTAGATGAAACAAGTAAAAGAAGATTATACTATGGTGATTGGGCTTATGATAATGACCCAGCCTCATTAATATCATTTGATAAAATAAATGATATATTTACAAATGATTTTGTTATAGATGGTGATAAATACATAAGTGCCGACATTGCACGTTATGGAAGTGATAAAATGGTTATTTGCGTATGGTCGGGTTTTAGAGTAACTGAAATTTTTACTTTGGACAAATCAAGTATTACACAAACAGCGGAAGCAATAAGGGGGTTAGCATTAAAACATAAGGTGCCAAACTCAAATATAATAGCGGACGAGGACGGTGTTGGGGGTGGTGTCGTCGATGTATTGCAATGCAAAGGATTTGTAAACAATTCAAAAGCATTAAAAGAGGAAAGTCAAATAATGGAATATCAAAACCTAAAAACACAATGTTACTATAAATTAGCCGAGAAAATACAACGTAATGAAGTATTTATAAATTGCAATGATGGTTATGTACAGGATCTAATAATAAAAGAATTAGAACAGGTAAAAAGGGATAAAATTGACAATGATGGTAAACTTAAAATAATACCAAAAGAAAAGGTAAAAGAACTAATTGGACATTCTCCAGACTATACAGATGCTTTAATGATGAGATTGTGGTTCGAACTATCACCAAAGTTTTTCACGTTTTAATAAAATAAATTTATATCTTTGAATAAAATTCTTTTATAATGGCAAAAAATCGTATAGCTTTAGCGTGGGATGTGCTCACAAATCAAAATAAAAATTTATTTAACGAAAGTATTTATAAACTAGTTGGTGGCCTAACCTCAACATATAACCGTACTTTAGAAGTGTTAATTACGCAAGGTTATGGAAATAATCCAGATATTAATGCAATTGTAAATCAACAATGCTCAAAGACTACAAGCGTTCCATTTTGCGTTAAAAAAATTGACGACAAAGAAGCGCTAAAGAAATTAAAATCATTCCCTAATAATCCCACATTTCAACAAAAGTTAGTAATAAACAAACTCAAAAAGAAAGCATACGAAACGGATACTGAACTACCTATGCCGTTGGAACGTCCAAATATCAACCAATCATGGAATGATATATTTTTCTTATATAAACTATATTTAAAAGTTTGTGGAAATGTTTATTTATATAAACAAACAGTATCAGACGGAATGAATGCCGGTAAGCCGGTACAGCTTTATATTTTGCCATCTCATTGGATGCAGATTGTTTTAAAGAAAAATGCCAACTTAATTAGCATTGAAAATCCTATTGATTATTTTATAATGGAACAAGGTAATCAATTTGTTAAATTTCCTGCTGAAAATATAATACATATCAAAAGACCTAACCCATTTTATGATAATTCAGGTTCACACCTTTACGGTTATAGTGAACTTATGGCAGCAATACGAAATATTAATAGTTCCAATAATGCTATTGATAATAATACTAAAACAATGCTTAACAGTGGCGTTTATGGATTCATCCACTCCGGTGACGGCGCAACACCTTTGAATGCTGAACAAGGCCAATCATTAAAAGATCGTTTA